GATGAAGAATTAGTATCCCCAGCTTTAGGAGTAACTCATAAGGAAATAGATATTTCTAATAAGTATGAAGAAGATCTTGAGTCGTTATTAGAAATGGGATATAAATTTTTATAGTATATGGAAAATCCGCAACTTCAATCGCCTTTAAACAGGGCAGCTAGTGATAAATTTATATTAATAATGGATTTACCATATCTATTAAAAAAGAATGCTTTAAATGATCCCTTTATTAATGTAGAACCACTTCAAATGAGTGTTTTTGGTTCAGTTGTTCCTGATATACAAGTACCAGAAATAGACGTTAGATACAAAGGACAAAACATGCATGTGTCTTCTTATGCAAGACCAAACTATCCTCCTTTAACGGTTAATTTTACTGTAGATAACGCATACAACAATTATTACATTTTGTGGAAATGGCTCGATGCAGTTAATTTAGCAATACAAAATATTTATGGGGGAGGTCCTATGACTCAGTTTGAAGATCTGGTCTCCGGCAACCAGTTTGATTATCAAACTACTCTGTTTATACAGGCTTTGGATGAATATAATCAACCAACTATTGAGTTTATTTTTACAAAAGCCTTTCTGACTGGGTTAGGAGCTATTAATTACTCATATAGAACAGGAAGCCAATTAATAGAATCTGCTGCTACGTTTCACTACAGCCAATTGGACGTAAAAAAAATAATTGCAAAATAGATAAATAACTTATATGGCAAGAACTATTCTATCTCCTGGTATTGAAATTAGAGAAAAAGATCTCTCTTTAAGAGTACAAACACAAGTTGGAACAACTATCGCAATTCCTGGTTTTGCGTCTCAAGGTCCTCTTGGAGACCCTATTCAAGTTACTTCTATTAGTGAATTTGAATCAATTTTTGGTCAACCAGCTACTCCTGCAGAAAGATATTTTTATTATTCTGTTAAAGAAGCTTTAAATTCTCAAGCTATAATTTACGTTGTGCGTCTTCCTTATGGAGGAGAAACAGGTTGGACTAATTCTTACAGTGGTTTATTTTATCCAATGTCTGCTACAGCTATTGGCTGGGAGATTCAAGAGCCTGAAAACATTACTATAAATCTTGATATTTATACGAAATTAACCAGAGGAGATTTCACGTGGGTTAGTACCTTAGCTCCTTTGTCAGCTACATCTACTGGTACAAAGAGACTTTCTGCAGCTTTAGAAGTTATTGATTCAAACATTTACTTAAATGCAGGTTTTTATATTGTTAACAAGCTCCAAGCATCAATTAATGAAATTGGAGAAGGTTATTATGTAGGTATCTCGACAAATGATGCATTAGATGATGCTTCTCCAAACTTTGAATCAGTCAAGAGAATGACTTCTTTGAGAGCAATTAGCGGAGATAACAGATATTTTGATATTCCTTCTACACGCTTAGACTTTGCGTTATCAGCAACTAAATTTCAGGCAGACACCGGTCTTCAAAGTATTTCTGAAACTCTTGAAAAACCTGGTTTCCAAGCTTATGAAACAGATGATTACATGGATCACCTTTCGTTTGGTGTATACAAAATTGGTAGATCTCTTTCTGATGCCTCATTGTTATCATTAAATCAACAAACTAGATTTTTAGGTTCATTAGATGAAACTAGAAAGATCACCAATATGTCTGGTGGTGTTTTGCAAAATGCTTTCATTGAAGATCTTGTAAACACTGGTTCAAATGCTGTTGCTGTTACTGTTAATCCAACAATCAGTAGATACAAATGGAGTGATGGAGCAACTGGTCCTACTCAACGTCTAACTGTTTCAGAGGCAGCAAAATCCCTTTTCCCTGCTGGTGTTTATGCTCCAAATACCATTTTGTTGGATCAAGCTAAACAAATTGGCAACATACCTTACAAGCTTAATAGAGCTTTGATTCCCTTAGAAAATGCCGAAACATATACTGTAGATGTAGTCGTAGATGCTGGGTTGTCTACAATCTATGCAAACGTTTCTCAGTATTTTGAAGACGGGTTAGGTCATTACAACGATGAATCAGGTTTTGAACCAACTCTTACAGCTAATATTACTCCAAGTTTATCAGTTCAAGGAACTGTTGCAGAGAATTGGTTCTCAGTAGCTAATGTTTTAGAGAATTTTGCTTCTGGTCTTAGAAAAGATTGTATTGCAATAATTGATCCTTTACGTTCTATCTTTATTAAAGGTAGAGATACTAAAACTCTTGATTTAACTAATTATACATTTACCAACGACATGTATTTGCCATTAAAAAATACACTTGGCAAAATGGATTCAAATTATTGCACAAGTTATGCTACATGGGTTAAAGTAAATGATTTATTTACTAGCAGAAAATTCTGGTGTCCTTTCTCCGGTTATGCAGCTGGGGTAATCGCTAGAAGTGATGCTAACGGTAATCCATGGGATGCTGTTGCAGGATTTTCTCGTGGTAATTTCTCAAATGTTTTGGATATTGGATTCAATCCAGGTCAAAAACTTCGGGATCGTTTGTATGAGCTTGGAATTAATCCCGTAATTTTCTTCTCTGGAGATGGATATGCAATTTACGGTCAAAAAACACTTCAAAATAAACCAACTGCATTTGACAGATTGAATGTACGTAGATTGTTCTTGGCTCTTGAAAGAGCAGTTGCAACAACAATGAGGTCTTTTGTTTTTGAGCCAAATACAGCATTTATTAGAAACAAAATTGTAAATACCCTTACACCTGCATTTGAATATGCTAAAAATACTAATGGTTTGTATGATTTCCTCATTGTTTGCGATGAAAGAAATAACTCTGCAAATACAATAGATAATGGAGAATTAGTAGTAGATATTTACTTGAAACCTGTAAGATCTGCAGAATTCTTGCTCGTAAACTTTATTGCGACTCGGACTGGCCAAACATTCTCGGAATTAATCTAACATTTAATTAAATAATAATATATGATCAACATTCAACAATTTTATCAAGTCGCTCAGAATAGAGATTTTGCAAGGTTATTTCAATTTGAAATTGAAAGTTTTGGCAATATCAATTTTAACGCAAACCACTTAGCTTATGTAGAAACAGCTACACTTCCAGGAAGAACTATTACAAACATCCCTGTAACTTATCAAGGTATGGATTTCAATACTCCTGGAACTGTAAAATATCCTGGATCTGCTGGGTATAAAGTTACCTTCCGTTGCGATGCAGCCTATGATATTAGAAGTGCTTTAGAAGCAGCTTCTTTTGATTTGTTTGATGAAGGCCGTGGGACAGGAAGCTATGGCATGCCTGGTTTAAATAATGTTTTAATCATGAAATTGTATGATAAATTTGGAGTAGGACGGAGATATTATACACTCTATGGAGTTTGGGTTCAAGGAATTGATGATACTCAATATGACGTTAAAGACGGAGGAACTATTCAAACTATTGGTTGTACTCTAGCATATCAATTTTGGAGACCTGGCAAAGGTTCAAGAGCTTCAACATCCAGCGCTGCTATTCCTCTTCTTGGAGAAGCTCAAAATCTTGGAATAAATACAGTAAATTCAGGAGTAGGTTTAATTCGTCCAGTTGGTATTAATCCTCCATCTTTCAACGGGGCACAAAGACAATAAACTAGTTGTTACATTTTAAAAAGGCGGTATACTGTAAAAGGTTTACCGCCTTTTTTATTATATGAATGTAAAACTAATTGCAATTTCCAAACCTTTTATTGAAGGAATTAAAACAGCAGAAGATCTTGTTTCTTACTGCGCTAGAGTTAGTAATCCTTTAAACCAACTCAATGTAGATACAGCTCCAAAACTATTGAAGTATTGTATTAAACACGAGCATTGGTCTCCGTTTGAACACGCTTCAATGACTGTAGAAATTCAGACTTCAAGAGCTATTGCTGCTCAAATTTTAAGACATAGATCATTTACGTTTCAGGAGTTTTCACAAAGGTATTCAACAGCTCACAAAATTGAGCACTATGAACTCCGAAGACAATCTGAAAAAAACAGACAAAGCAGTACAGATGTTATTTGGGAAAATGAAGACGGGGTGTTTGATATTGCAGAAAACGCAATTAATGTTGCTCATAAAGCATACGAACAACTGCTTGAAAAGGGAGTTGCTCGGGAATGTGCTCGAATGATTCTGCCTTTAACTACTCAAACTACTATATATATGACTGGAAGTTTGAGGTCTTTTATACACTACATAGCTCTGCGCATAAAGGAAGATACTCAAAAAGAGCACAGATCTATTGCATTAGAAATTCAAAGGATTTTTGTTGACCAATTCCCTGTAATAGCGGAAGCTCTCAATTGGGAAATATGAAATCCATTCTAGCTTGCTTATTGTTGTTAACTGCAGTTTCTACTGCAGGAATTGAACTGAGACCCGCTCTTTCTTTGGATCAAGAGCATTATTTGACTACTACTACAGGTATAATCAATCCAAACGAGATTATTAAAGCAGCTGTAAAAGATTTAATTGTTCTTTATTTGCCAGATGGAACAAAATTTTCTGGAGTAATCACAAAAGCAGAATTTAAAACCGAAGATAAATTTGAGTGTTTTGGAGAATTTCATAGCCATGATAACGCTGGTTTTGGATTTGTCTTAACAAAAGGAGGTGTATTTGCAGGAGCTATTGTAATGAGAAATACTGATACCGTTTATTGCGTGGGTTATAGCGAAGCTATGCAAGGTTATGTTCTTATTCCCCGTAAGTTAGTAACTATCAATATATGAAGAAAATATTCAAACCCGCAGAACAAGAAGACGCAGTTTATTATTCTGACTTTACAGGAGAATGTTTTGGGCAATACGAGCCTCAAGCAACTCTTTTAATGGATTTTAATTATGGTTCCAAGTACGATGGAGGCAAATTTACTCTCCATCTTACTGATGAAGACGCAGAACTCATACTAAAATTTGTCAAAACTAAATTTTCAGAAGATTATAAAAAAGTTCTTAAAAAAGAATTGGAAAAGCAACAAGCCAATGTCAATGATGCTATAGACGCTAGGGATTATCTTCAAAGTGATTTGTATACTTGCTCTTGTAATTTGTTGCAATTTTTACTAAAATAATATATGGGAATGTTTGATAATATTGTTTGTAAAGCTCCGCTTCCTTTACCAAAAAAGTTTAAAGGTCTTTCTGACAATTGGAAAGAAGAAGTTTTTCAAACTAAAGATCTAGAATGTGCTTTGTTCAATTACACAATTACAAAAAATGGTTTGTTACACCGAGAAGTAGTTGAAAATGAATACATACCTTTTACTGAAGAAGAAAAACAAGCACAAGATTTCCGTTCATGGACTCCATGGAAAGAAGTAATAGAAAAAAATAGGTATCAAGAACCAGTTGAGTATCATGGAACAATTCAGTTTTATACAGACTTGTCATATACTGATGAAAAGGACGTTTGGTTGGAGTTTAAAGCTTATTTTGTCTACGGTAAACTAGATAAGATTGAATTGTTTGAGTCAAAAGAAATTACTTCATGCAAAGTGCACAATTATTTGTGTAATGAACGCAGAAAAAAAGAAGCAGAACAACCTTGGAACAAAATTAAACACTTACTTTCTTATATTGGCTGGCGCTGGTTTTGGAAAAAGGTTGCATCTGTTTCTTATAATGCTTCTCAAATGTGTTCAAAAATTCAAATGTCAATTATTAGAAACTTGTTATGACAAAAACATTACAAAGATCAGAAGATCTGTACATTCAGTTTACTCCCGAAGAACTTACTGAGTTTGGATTAAAAGAAGGAGATAAATTCTCCTGGAAAACAGAAAACGGTTCCATTATTTTATCTAAATGTGTTGATATAGAAATTGACATGACAGATTGGCCCGTAGAATTGTTACATTATCTCATACAAAAATCTGTAGAAAAAGACGTCTCTGTTAATGAAATAATTGTTAACATTCTTGAAGAACAACTAAAAAATATCAATGGAAAATCTACCTAAAGAATATGCTCCTATATTTGAGTTGGGAATTGTAAACAATAATCCTGCTGTAAAAGTTTTAGGAGATTTTTCTATATGTCCCACTACCCTTGCTGCCTTAACAACTACTTTATTTGAAGCAGTTATGAAAACTGTGGAGGAAAGCGAACAAATTCAGTACGAAAAACGTTTTAATAAAGCTCTCAAAGTGCTAATGAAAGAGCGTCATAACTACGAAATTACGTACAGATACGTAGAGCCAAGAGAAGATGAGGATAATGAGTACGAAGAATAAAAGAATTTCTTGGGAAGAATATGCATTGAGAATTGCAGAAGCTGCTTCTTTGCGTTCTGAAGACATTTATGTCAAAGTAGGGGCATGCGGATTGGATTATTCAAATAGAGTAATTGGTGTAGCATACAACGGCTTAGCAAGTGGTATACAGACCACAGACGAATTTTGGAGCAACAGAGACCGCCGTCGACCGTTCATGATTCACGCAGAAACAAACTTACTATCATTGGTTAAGCGTGGAGAATGTAGATTGCTGGCTTGTACTCTGCTTCCGTGCTCCTGTTGTGCTTCAATGATTTCAGCTTATGGAATTGAAAAAGTAGTATATAAAGACGTCTACTATAGAGATCCAAAGGCACTTGAAATCTTTGACTTTAACGGTATTGAGTGTGAGCAAGTCACCTTTTAAAAGATTAGAAGACATTGCTTTGTCGTTAATTGATTGGAAGGATCCAATCCGTTGTCGGCATTTTTCGTTTATTCTTAACAAGAAACGTATTGTAGCAATTGGGTCAAACCAACAAAAAACTCATCCTACTAACTTAAAAAATCGAAAAGTTTCTGTAATTACTGGAGAAGACTTCTCAGATCAGAAGCATGTTTGTAGTGAATTTAACGCTATTATTAAGCTTAAAAACCTAACCAACATAGATACAAAGAAATGCACGCTTGTTAGCTTGAGATATGATAGAAACAGGAAGTTAGCACTAGCTTCTCCTTGTATGTCTTGTGTTAGTTTGCTCAAATATCATGAGTTCAAGAAGGTGATTTGGACCAACAATAAAGGGGAGTACGTTAATATAA